GAAGAGATCAACTTAGAAAGTTTTACTTTATCAGATGGCTCTAAGGTCGAGATTGTGCCTACCTATGGTGGGTCAATTAAAGTAGCTGATCGCCCACAAGCACATGATTGGCTGCGACACAATGGCTTTGGTGATTTGATTAAATCATCTGTAGCGGCTGAGTTCGGTATGGGTGAAGACAACATCGCCAAAGATTTCTATGAAGCTGCTTTGTCACGAGGATTTACTGTCGATAAGAAAGAGATCGTACATAGCAGTACACTTAAATCTTGGATAAGAGAACAAACTGAAGCCGGTCAAGAAATACCGCCAGTATTTGGTGCGTGGACAGGCCGTAGAGCTAAAATTATGAAAGGAAAGTAAATGGCAGAATCAGTAGTAAAAAAAGAGCAACAGCAAGTTGCGACATTAGATCTTAGCATGGTGGAAGCCGACTCAGGTCTAGGTAATAAAGAAGTCGATCAAGAGACTTTAAGTATTCCGTTTTTAAAAACGAACTTATCAAAGCAGATACTTGAAGCTAATCGTGGAGCTGTGTCAGGTGATATGTATAATACTGTCACTGGTGAAATCTACGACAGAGACAAGGGCGTGTTGGTTTTACCTTGTGTATTTCAAAGACGTTTTATTCAATGGTCTCCTCTTGGTGATGAGCAAAGTGCCCCGATAGCTATATACTCTACAAAAGAAGAGTGTCCAGCTACAGAAAGATCTAAGGAAGATAATAAAGAATATCTTACAGATGGATCAGGTCACTATATTGAAGACACTCATCAGCATTACTGTTTAATTATTAAGACTGATCAAAACGGTAAGCCGACTGGAGCTACAGATGCTGTTATGATTGCTATGAAGAGCACTTCTCTAAAAGCAAGTCGTAAATGGAATAGCATCATATCTACAAGACGTGCACAGAAAGCTGACGGATCTATGTTTATACCACCAAGGTTTCTATATACTTATAGTCTTGGTACTTACATGGAAAGTGGACGTAAAGGTGACTATTTTGTTTGGGATATGAAGTTGAAAGAAAGGCTAACCAATATAAACCTTTATAATGAGGCAAAGGCTTTTGCTTTATCTGTTGAGCAGAATAATGTTGATGTAAAGTATGAACAAGATGAACCTCAAGCAGAAGCACCGAAGCCTGCAACACCGCCCAAAGCCGAAGTCAAAGGCGGTCAAGGAAATATGCCATTCTAATGTGGGAGACTTTTAGTTCAATATTTGACGGACTAGAAGAGGCGTTTGGCACTTATAAGATAGATAAGACCCAAACCAATGGTAAGAAGTCCGGTAGAGCGGCTCTCGTTAGGGAGCCACGGACCAAGGATCATTGGGTGGGTCATCTGTCAGGTAAAGGGGACTCTCTAGGTATCATACCAATCAATGCACAGTCACAATGTAAGTGGGGTTGTATTGATATTGATACCTATCCTCTTGACCATAAAGTTCTTGTCGAGAAGATAAGAAAAGTAAAACTACCACTGGTTGTATGTCGTTCCAAAAGTGGTGGGGCACACTGCTTTCTATTTAGCGAAGACTGGGTAGAAGCAAAAGATATGCAACAAACCTTACAACATATATCAGCTGCTCTTGGCTACGGTCAAAGCGAGATATTTCCAAAACAGATTAAATTACATTTAGATCGTGGCGATGTAGGTAATTTTTTAAACTTACCGTATTATGACGCAGAAAGTGGCCTTAGATACGCGATAAAGGATGACGGCACCTCTGCTACCTTAGAAGAGTTTATCGCCCTCTACGATCAATATAAGCTCAATAACGAGCAGATATTAGCATTACAAGTAGAAGATATAAAAGATACACCAATTAAAGATGGTCCACCATGTTTACAGACTTTATGTGAAAGTAAGATTAGTGAGGGTGGACGTAACAATGGGTTATTTAACCTTGCTGTTTACTTACGCAAAGCGTTTCCTGACAGCTGGGAGACAGAGATACTAACCTACAACATGACCTATCTTGATCCACCACTACCATTAAGTGAGGTCAACCTTGTTGCCAACCAAGCCAAGAAGAAAGATTATGCCTACAAATGCACAGACAGCCCGATCAACGCACATTGTAACAAAGAACTGTGCAGAACGCGTTTACATGGCGTAGGATCGGCCGTACAAGGGGCTACAGTCGCTAATTTAAGAAAATATAACTCAACACCGCCTGTTTGGTTTTTGGACGTCTCAGGCGAGCCTTTGGAGCTAGACACAGAAGCATTGCTATCACAGCCTACGTTTCAGAAAGCTTGCATGGAACAGCTTAACTTCATGCCACGCTCTGTACGAAAAGAAACTTGGGAAGCACGGATCAGTGCTTTGCTCAATGAGATGAAAGAAAACGATGCAGCTATCATAGAAGTAGCTGAAGACGCAAGCACAAGCGGACAGTTCTACGATTATTTAGAAGAGTTTTGCAGACACTTACAGCAAGCACAGGAAAGAGAAGAGATATTGTTAAGACGGCCTTGGACCGATGAAGAGGCCCACTTAACTTACTTTCGACTGAGAGACTTTGAAAACTTTCTTAAGAAGAATAAGTTTTTTGAGTACAAGTCGCACAAGATTGCCCAACGCTTACGGGATATTAACGGGTCCAGTACGGTTATGAAAATCAGTAACCGATCCGTACGCGTTTGGGCAATACCCGCACACCGTAACACGGATCACGAGTTTAATACACCAAATTTACAAACAGAAAAGGAGCCTTTTTAATGCAAGACGATGAGAGAATGGTCAAAGCTGATGGACTAGAAGATGCTATCATAGGAACAGGTAGTCGTATGAATATGCCCGATGTATTAGTTTACAGCTATAATAAATGTCTAAAAATTTTTATGGAACGAGACGGCATGACCCGTGAAGAGGCCATAGAGTGGATGGAGTTTAATGTTGTTGGTGCTTGGGTAGGAGAAACCACACCAATCTTTGTCCATGAGATACCATCTGATCAAAAGGTTAATGAGTTTTTGGAAGACCTTGGCTTTGAACCACCTATCAATCCCAGTAATGACAACTAATGTTTCGCATATTCGGGCCCCCAGGAACGGGCAAGACAACAACACTACTAAATATGGTCGATGATCATTTAAGTAAAGGTGTGCATCCGAACCACATTGCCTTTCTTGCTTTCACAAAGAAAGCAGCCAACGAGGCCAAAGAAAGAGCAGCGTCTAGATTTAAACTAGATCCTGAAAAAGATTTGTTTTTCTTCAGGACTTTACACAGTCTTGCACTTAATCTGTCAGAAATAAGGCCAGAGCAAGTCTTGTCACGAGAACATTTCCTTGAGCTGGGGCAGAAGATAGGTATATCCTTTGGACGTATCAGCGGTATGGACGAAGATATCATTGATAAACAGAACAACGATCATCCGATACTTAACACAATCAATCTAGCACGACTACGCAAAGTCTCACTACGACAGCAATATAATGAATCATATATAGAAGATGACTGGAACACGGTGAACTACGTCCACAAATGCTACATTGAATATAAGAAACAACGTAACCTCTATGACTTCACAGATATGCTTGAGATGTTTGTTAAAGACTATGACCGCATTTGTCCAACCTTTGAGATTACATTTCTTGATGAAGCACAAGACTTATCGCCTTTACAGTGGGACATTGCCCACGCCTTGGATAAGAAAAGCAAAGCTATGTATGCAGCTGGAGATGATGACCAAGCTATTTACAGGTGGGCGGGAGCTGATGTTGATCAGTTTATTAATTTAGAAGGCACCTCTGAAACATTAGACCAGTCATTCAGAGTACCAAGACAGATACACAAGATCGCTGAATCTATTGTCGATAGAATAAAGCACAGGTATCCGAAACGCTATCAGCCCAAAGAAGAAGAGGGCACAGTCAAACACATGGCACGACTTGATGACATTGATCTCACAGAAGGCCAATGGCTGATCCTAGCTCAAGCGGGTTACATCTTAAATCCAGTCGCAGAAACGCTCAAGTCTATGGGTCTGCTCTTTTCACACAAAGGCCATCGTTCTATATCTGCGAAGATATCTTCAGCTGTAAATGGCTGGGAACAACTGCGGAAAGGTAAACGGATTACACTCGATACAGCAAGAGACGTCTACAGCTTCATGTCCAGTGGCACACGGGTCAAGAGAGGTTTTAAAAAATTAAGTGGCATAGATGATCAGGATTTGCTAGACATGGCAACATTACAGAACAGTCACGGACTTGTTGTAGGCGACGAACTTATATGGCACAAGGCACTCGATAGATTGCCCGAAGAGTCAAGAGTATACATTACAGCCCTGTTACGCAGAGGTGAGAAGTTTAATGGCGAGCCTCGCATTACAGTATCCACGATACACGGGTCCAAGGGCGGTGAGTCTGAAAATGTTGTGATATTCACCGACTTATCGCCCGCAGCTGACGATGCCATGCGAATTGGTAACGATGACGTACACCGCGTATTCTATGTAGCCGTTACACGGGCCAAGCAAAATCTTTACATCATTGAACCTGATGACAACAACAGGAGCTATCACATATGACATTTATAGATTGTATTAAAGAAGAGAAGCGTTTGAGACAATTACAATACGACGCTGAATGGGAAGACAAAACAAAAGAGGCTGAAAAATATCGTCAGCAAGCCAATTACTATAAAAGTTTAATATTAAAAGGAGAGCTGTATGAGCCACAGTTTTGATAAACCATACAGAGAAATGATACGAGATAAGTTCAAAGAGGTAGGAGATATGATAAGAAAAGAACATGAAACAGTGAACCATCCACCACACTATAAACAGAACGCTGTCGAAGCTATCCATGTTATACAAGCTGGGTTGGGTGCTGGGTTTGCAGATTATCTAAAAGGCAATATAATGAAATATCTTATACGTTATAAACATAAAAATGGTGTAGAAGATCTAAGAAAAGCTGAGTGGTACTTAGCTAAATTAATAGAGGTAGAAAGTGATGTTTAAAGCAATGGCACTTATATGTGCCGCATGGATAGCAAATGGACAAGCCAAACAAGCTTGTTTCACACATATGTTTGATTGGGAGTTTGAAACAAAGCGAGAGTGTCAGATGAGACTGATCTACTATCGGGCAAAAGAATTACCACATTATCACAACATTGTATTAGGC